GTCTGGTCACCTAAGGTATAACTATAGTAGTCAGACCCACAAGATTATGCTAATAGTGATACAATAACTTGAAGTGATACACAATCTGGATCATCACAGAAGTTATCTATTGCTATTAGCTTAGTCTTGTCTACCTTCTTCTTATTATTGTAGTCTCTTACCTATGGTTGAACTATAGTTACAGACAGCAAGAGGAGATTACATAGAGGTTATGACTCATGTTATAGCCTTAGAAGATATCATGGAGAAAAGACACAAGTGTTTTATGAGTGTGGCGCTGGATGCAAATTCCGGTTAAGCTTAGTTGCAACTTTACAGACCTAATTACTTTGTATATGCTTACCCTAGCGTGGGACACACTCACAAGATACTTAACACAAGCTGCCTTCTGGCGGTATGCATCAAATGACGGGGACATAGGCAATATCGTGGCGTGGCCCCTTAGCAAGTTCGCCACAGATGCATATCCCCTGAGGGCGGTAAGTGGGCAAAGGGTGATAGTGCATCATCCAACGTAGTAAAACAAAAGCACAAGACTAGTGCCGTAATGGGTTAGTAATGGTCGCACTCAACTAGATACTCGGGTAGCACCCTTGGACCGCACGTATCGGGGATAGCGTGGATAAATAAGCCACGGCAAAATACTTATCGGTGTAGCTCAGTGGTAGAGCGGCAGATTCCAAACCTGCGCGTCCGGGGTTCGATTCCTCGCACCTTTGCCAAATAACTAGCCAGCCTGTGAGGTACACATTCTCCTGTGTAGACCCCTGTTGAGGCGGTAATAGCAACTCCCAGACATAAGGTCGAGTAGCGGCTAGATCACCTACATAAATACCTACTTAACCTTCTTACAGTTCTCTAGGGCTGCAACCTGATAATGAGAACGGTCCGAGCGGCCTACCTTCCAAGTCTCTAAGAGACCACATGAAAGACACCTAAATGAGCGCTTCCCAGCACGTATTCAAATATAACAAGGTTGTTGCCAAGCATATCAAGAAGTGCGTCTGTGGTGGCGTATCTGTCAAAGATATGATGGCTAGTATGCAACACCTTCAAGAAGCCCCAGCTAATGCCACAACCCTGTATAAAGTCTATGGTAATTATATTGCTGAGATCAGGGCTGAACTAGTGGGTAACGTAGGTGCTAAGGTTATTGAGCAAGCTATGATGGGTGACTTCAAGTCTCAGGAGTTTTACCTCAAGTCTAAAGGCGGTTGGTCCCCTAGTAATACAGTTAACAATACTGATCAGGAGATTGACCCAGATGAGGATACAGGTGCTATTGACCTGCTTATGGCTAAGTTGGGCAAATCACGACAACAAGCTGGTGAGGATTGATACAGGTTACCTAAAGGGTGCCTCCTGTCCCCCTAAAGACTAGATAGAATACCTAACCCTAACCTAACCGAAAGATAAACAAATGTTAACTATTAAATATGCTACAACTACACCTGAAGGCGACTTAAAGTATACTATCACAACCTGCAATGAGATTGAAGAAACCCAGTTTGTAAGTGGGTGTAGGCAGGTTAAATTTACAACATTTCCAGTAGGAATATGTGGAGGAGAGTCTACTTATGAAAGTTCAGTCTACTTAGAAAAAGATGGACCAACCTGCTTTGTGTTTGTAGAGAATATGGCAGGTAAAGTGGTACAGAAGTTCTCAGCACAACAGAGCTAAGGATAAACAATAGGACTGACCCGATGAGTGTTAAGAAAGGTCTTTGGAGAGATATACCAGTCACAGCAGATGACCTTAGAGCATTAGGAGATCAAGAGCTAGAGGAATACCTTCTAGAGTTATCCCCTAAGCAATTAGATGAAGTCAGTCACCTCTATGAGTTTTGGGCTAGACCCTCTCAGTTAGAGCCTGAGGGGTCTGATTGGGATACTTGGGTATTTAACGCTGGTCGTGGCGCTGGTAAGACCTTTGCAGGAGCCAACTGGGTAAGACACAGGATCAAGTGTGGTGACAAGCGTATAGCCTGTGTAGCCCCAACAAAGGGTGACGTTAGACGTGTTATGGTCGAAGGTGAGTCAGGGTTCCTCAACATGTGTTGGAAGGGCGACAAGACTTACAAAGGCGCTAAGATGGGCTATCCTGAGTGGTCCCCTACGAACAATACTATTACCTTTGATAATGGTGCAACAGTAACCTTCTTTTCAGCGGAAGATCCAGATAGACTTCGAGGACCACAATTTCACGCCGCTTGGTGCTTTATTAGAGATACCTTAGTCGATACATCCGAAGGGCCTAAGGCCACACAGGATATCCGCAAAGGTGATCTAGTATTAACATCTCAGGGTTATAAGGCTGTGGAAGATACCTCAGTTCGTGAGATGCCAGTTATTAAGGTAGACTTTAGTAACGGCTCTCACTTGACAGGTACGAAAGAACACCCTATATTGACGCACAGAGGGTGGATTCCCTTGGGTCAATTACAGGGAAGTGATAAGGTATGTGTGATAAGTGCGTTGAGTACGGTGGCATCATGTGGCACAGTTACAGAGGAAACTACTACGAGTTTAACGGAACCGCAGCCCTTGGAAAGGAAGATCGAGGACACCTTCACCGCAGGGTTTATGAAGACCACTTCGGAAAAATACCAAAGGGTTTCGAGGTACACCACATCGACCATGACAGGTTCAACAACAGCCCTGACAACCTTGTGGCAATGTCAAAGTCAGACCACATGCGTTACCACAAGCTCTTACAACCTTTCCCAAAGGTTAATTATGAGTTGCTTCGCCATAGCACAAACTGCCAAGAGTGTGGCAAAGAGATTATTAGAAGCACAAAGACAAAAGTTATCTCTTGCAAGACTTGCCAATACAGACGTGCAGATGAAAAGAGGAAAACCCTACGACTATGTGTCAACTGTGGAGAGCCTTTCAAATCAAGGTCTGGAACACTCTGTAGTCAGCGTTGTGTCAACCTCGCAACTAACGGGGCGCGAAGAAGTCTATAACATCCAAGTTGAAGGGTGCCACGAGTATATAGCTAATGGCATCCTTACTCATAACTGTGATGAGGTTTCCTCTTGGCGTAACCAGCAAGACGTTTGGGACATGCTTCAGTTCACCCTTCGTCTAGGTAGACACCCTCGCGTAATGGTAACTACAACCCCCAAGCCAACAAAACTGATGAGAAAGCTACTGAGTAGTAAAAACTCATTTATCACTGGTGGATCAACCTTTGACAACTCAGCTAACCTCGCAAGCACATTTTTAAAGAAAGTCAAGGAAGACTACGAGGGTACTCGCCTAGGTCGTCAAGAACTTTACGCTGAGATGCTAGAGGAAGCTGAAGGCGCTCTCTGGACTACAGAGATACTTGACAAGTGCTTAGACACATCAATAGAAGATCGAGTAGAGTTCGCTAAGACTTTACAACGTGTTGTAGTCTCTATTGACCCTGCCACCACCTCTAATGAAGAATCAGACCTTACAGGCATCATAGTTGCAGGTATAGACATTAACGGCAAAGGCTACATCCTAGAGGATCATACTGACCGTTACACACCCCAAGGCTGGGCAGCAAAAGCCATATCCCTATACCACGAGTTTAGTGCTGACCGTATCGTTGCCGAAAGAAACCAAGGTGGTGACATGGTTAGAACTACATTAACCTCGGAAGATGAATCAGTGCCAATTCGCCTAGTTCACGCCTCAAGAGGTAAGTTTGCTAGGGCGGAACCTGTATCAGCACTCTACGAGCGAGGCAAGGTGTTTCATGCTAAAGGTCTTGATGAACTAGAGGTTCAGATGAGAACTTGGGAACCCTTAGGTTCTATTGGTAGCCCAGACAGATTAGATGCAATGGTTTGGGCCATAACCGACCTAATGCTAAAAGGCATAGCTAGGCCCCAACTAAGGTTAGCCTATAGTGATGCTAAAGGTATCCTCAACAAATAAACTAATATAGGCTTTTATAAAAATGGTTACTGAGACAAATGTAAAAGCCTTGAGTGAGCCTAAAGCAAAGCAGACCCTAGGTGTAGCCTCATCCAATACATCCTCTGGTATCTTTAAGGCTGGGGACTTTCTTGCTGAACTCCGTGGCACTAGGGCTATTGCTAAATATAGAGAAATGAGAGACAACTCCGCTGTTATTGGGGCTGTACTCTATGCGGTAGAGCAAGTACTGCGTGATGTTGACCTTAAGGTTAAACCTGCTGACAAATCAGAAGCTGCTATCAAAGATGCTGAGTTTGTTGAGTCTGTGCTAGATGATATGGAGCATTCGCTAGATGACCACATCTCAGAGGCCGTCAGCTTCTTGTGGATGGGCTTCTCATGGTTTGAGGTGGTGTACAAGCGCAGGGGTGGACTAGACACTAGAGACCCTAAGAAACGCTCTAAGTATAGTGATGGCCGCTTGGGTGTCCGTAAGCTAGTATCAAGAGCCCCTTGGACAATCAACAAGTTTGAGGTTGAGCGTAAGACTGGCAAGATCCTCGGAGTTCGACAGCGGGAGTCAGCTTTTAGTGGTAGCAGGAATGACACACTAATTCCCACGAATAAGAGTATCTACTACAGGACTACATCAATTGATGGTGATCCTTCAGGTCGCTCTATCCTTCGTAATGCTTACACCTCTTACACATACCTCACCAATCTACAATCTATAGAAGGTATTGCTGTAGAGCGTGAGATGCATGGTATTCCTATCGGACGTATCCCTGCTGAGTACCTAGCGGCTGATGCTACAGACTCTCAGGTTGCTGTAAGACAGCAGATGGAGAAGGTCCTCGCTGACCTGAAGCTTAATGAGCAAGGTTATGCTTTGTTGCCCTCCGATCTACTATTGGACAATGAAGGTAAGTCAACTGGTGGTGTAGCAGCTAGGCTTGTTGACATCGAGTTGATTACATCCAATGGTAATCGCAATATTGACATTGGCCCTATCATCGACAGATACCAGCATGACATAGCTCGTAGTGTCCTCTCTGAGTTCCTCATGCTAGGGTCTAACGGTGGGTCATATGCCCTTAGTAAGTCTAAGACTGACCTATTCCTACGTGCCCTTGAGAGCTATATCAACACTGTAGCGGATGTCCTCAATAAGCAGCTTGTGGAACCCTTGTGGGAACTTAACGGCCTGCCTGTAGAGACTATGCCACGTATTGCAGCTGGTGATGTTGCTCCGCATGACCTTAAGGAATTAGGGTCTTACCTTCGTAATCTTAATGGTGCAAATATTGACCTGTCTGATGAACCTGATGTCATTAATGCCCTACTTCATAATGCTGAGTTGCCACAAGTGGAACCAGAGAGAATTATGGCTAAAGCAGAGGAACGTAAAGCCCTCAAGAGAGATAAAGCGAAGACTAAGGAAATTCCATGAACAAACTTAATCACCTTTCTACGCTAATCCTTAACACACCCTTGTTGTGCACCAGAGATTACGCTGATACTATCTGTGCTGTCCTCTCTGACCGTGTAGGGCTCGACATGGGGGGTATGCTGCCAAAAGGTAATGACGCCTCTCAGCGGACCCCTTTGGTGCCTAAAGAGGGGACTAGGGTCATTCCTATTGTAGGGTCTATGACTCACCGCTCTACTGGTATTGAAGCAATGTCCGGTATGAACTCTTACGCATCCCTACAAGCCTTGGTTGAAGAGGCTATGGATGATCCCTCGGTTAAAAACATCCTTATGGATATTGATAGCCCCGGTGGACAGGTTGCAGGAGCCTTTGACTTCCGAGACTACCTAATGTCTCAACGAGGTCGAAAGCCTATGGTCTCTCTCGCAAGAGATACTATGGCTTCTGCTGCATATCTAATTGGTTCAGCCACAGATAAGATTTATACTACACAGACAGGTTCCCTAGGGTCCATTGGTGTAGTCGCAATGCACGTAGATCAATCCGGTAAGAATGAACAGGCAGGAATTAAGCCTACTTTCATCTACGCTGGTGACTACAAGACTGCTGGTAATCCACACGCTCCCCTAGAGGGTGAAGCACTTGCTTACCTGCAAGAGTCAGTTAATGACTCATATGAGATGTTTATTAGTGCTGTAGCAGAGTCTAGAGGCATTAAACCAGATGCAATTCGAGCTACTGAGGCCCGGATGTATAGGGGGCAAAAGGCTGTCGATCAAGGACTGGCCGATGGCGTATCTACATTAGGTGCTGCCCTTACCGAACTCGCAACTTCAGCCCCGCGAGTTTATCAATCTATGGCCTTAGACGGTCTCACACCAAACAAGGAATCCCTAATGGACCCTGAACAAATTGAAAAGCTCAAGGCTGATCTTGCTGCTGCTCTGGCCGCTAATGAGACAATGCGTGGTCAAGTAATTGCAGAAGGTTATACTATCTCAGCAGAAGGCATCACAAAGAGTGTTGCAGAGGCTATTGAGTATATCGAGGTAGCTGGTACACAAGTAGATAAGTCTACGCTGCCAGAAGCTGTAGTTAACGCTCTGCAAGAAGCTAAAGACACTGCACTAGATGCAAGCCTCTCAGCGCAAGCAGCCCAATATCTCCCCAATTTCAATGCCACAGATGCTAAAGCTCTTCTTAAGGTTATGGGGTCGGATGAAGCCACCATGACTGCTCTGAAGTCGGCTGATGCCGCTCTCGGTAAGTTGATGGAGGAGACAGGTTCTACTGACATTGATGGTCAGATGACTTCTGCCCAAGATAAACTTGAGGAACTAGTAACTGATAAAATTGCCGAAATGGGTATGGGTGGCAACAAAGGCGTAGCACGAGCTAAGGCCCTGACAGCAGTCCTGAGTACACCTGAAGGTAAAACCCTAGAAGTGCAAGCGCGCAAGGAAAAGAAATAATATGCCCTTTAATAACATTACTGGTCTTGTTGAAACATACATTGCGGGGGCCGACCTCACGGGTTCCCAGTACCTCTTCGTAAAAGTAAACGGTGCTACAGTAGTAGTTGCTGGTGATGGTGAAGAGGCTGTTGGTGTCCTTTGGAATAACCCTGCTGATACTCGGGCAGCTTCGGTTGTGCGTGGAGGTGACCCAACTGTCTATGCAGGTGCTGCTATTGCCGCAGGTATTGACGTTGCCTCGGATGCTGCTGGTAAAGCGGTTGAAGCTGCTACTGGTGACTTCGTACTAGGTAAAACTCGTGCTGCTGTCGCCTCGGCTGACGATCTGGTTCAAATTGAATTCTACCGTGGTGGTAATCTCGTAGCGTAAGCTATACCTGCCCAATAAGGAAGACTAATAAATGGCTTTTCACTTGAATACCCCCAGTGCTGTTCACCTCGATGAGGTGCTCACAGGACTAACCCTGTCGTACATGACAGAACAAAACTTCATCGCGGATAAGATTTTTCCCACGGTTGAAGTGCAGAAACAATCGGACAAGTTCTATAAGTTTGACCCCGATGAAGAGAACCGCGAAGGAGATGTTGCAAAGCTGGCCCCTCGCACTAGCCCACCCAAGTTTGAGCTTGGCTCTGACACGGATAACTACTTCGCTGAAGTCTATGGCCTTGCAGTGGACTTTGACGAGCAGACAATGGCTAATGCTGACGCTGTGCTTGACATCCGGTCCCGTAAGGTCAACCTCTTGATGAACAAGATGATGATGAAGCGTGACCGGGACTTCTTGGATACCTTCTTCAAGACTGGTGTTTGGGGCGTCGATGAGGCTGGTACCACTGACTTCGTAAAGTGGTCAGATGGTGCGGCTACTCCTATTGATAACGTTCGTACTTGGAAGCGTGAGTTCCAGCTTCGTAACTATGGTATTAAGTGCAACAAGATCTTGATCCCACAACTTACTATTGATGCACTCATGGCTAACCCACAGATCTTGGGCCGTATCAATGGTGGTGCCACTGTAGCTAACCCCGCTCTGATTGACATGACTATCCTTGCCAATATCTTTGGTGTTGAGGAGGTTATCGTTCTAGATGCTGTTACTAACACAGCTAAAGAGGGTGCAACAGGTACTCCCACCTTTATGGCTGGCGATAGTATGCTGATGACATACAGCCCTGCTAATGCTGGTCTTGATACCCCTGCTTCCGGTCTGACCTTTGCATATAACTCAATCGAGGGTGTGTCTTACGGTGTGTCGGTAGAATCCTTCACAGATGACGCTCTCCGCCGTTCGGGTGTGGCAGAAGAAGTCCAAGCCAAGATGGCCTATGACATGAAGCTGGTTGGGCCTTCGCTCGGTACCTTCATCAATGATGTTCTGTAAAGAATAGCTTAAGGTGGCCGGGGGATTTCTCCGGTCACTACTTAAATTAACCCGACAGTTATAAAGGACTTACAAATGTCAGTCTACTACAAAGAACTACAGGATAGTATGCCTGTGTTTGTTAAGCGTCCAGCAGGGATCACTTGGCACGGTAAATTCTATGCGAGGACTAAAGAGTTTCCTTGGAAGACACTAGGTATTACCTTTGAACAAGCCCGCACCTTGTTCCACAGTGACCAAATTTATCACAGCGATATCCTCACGGTAGAGCATAAGGTAGGGGACGGTCTTGACGGATTAACGATTGAACAACTACACTCTCTAGTAGAAGGCTTTAACAAAAGAGTCAAGCTTAATGCTAAGGAGAATAAGATTAAGTATGAACGTGAGAAATGTAAGATGTCTCGCCTTGTAGATAAGCAACGTGGTCTCATTCGGTCGTGGCGGAATAACTTTGGTCACCTAGAGAATTAATAAGAGCGAGAGTTTACCTTATGGCAGCTACATATGACCCAACAGACCTAAACAAGACCACTGATGCTGGTAGGTTGAATGTAGTCAGGTTCCTACTGGGTGACACTGAAGTAACCTCTGCTGAGTTGCAGGATGAGGAGATTGTCTTCGCTCTGGCAGAGGCTACCAATAAAACCTACCTAGCAGCCTCCGTTTGTGCCTCTGCAATAGCCTCTAAGTACGCTGGCTATACAGATGTAGAGATTGATGGCATCCTTACGGTAGACTACGGAGAACTCTCTAATTCCTACGGTATCCTCTCTATTAGGCTTAAGACAGAGGGTAATAGGCTGGAGGGATCTTCCATAGGTATTTTCATCGGTGGCCTTCCAGTCTTTCCCACAAAGAGTTACACGTTCTACCGAGGCCAGTTTGAGGACCCTAACAGGGGAGAGGGCTTGGATGAATATTAGAGCTAAGGAGCTTGACCGCCTTATAAGGGATCATGGTAAGCCTCTAGGACTTGTTATTGGTAATGAAGGGGGCACTTATGATCCTGTCACAGGTAGTACGTCAAGTCTAGTGCTAACTACAGAGACTTTCAGGGGCTACATCTACCAATCTGATAAGGGCCTAGAGAATAGCAGTAACACAGTGACTAGCCGCAAAAGGTGCCTCATGCTAGGTGGGGCTACTACTACAGTCCCTACGGAGAAGCACGAGATAACCTACCTAACTGATAGCTCAGAGATTATGGTTGTTGAATCTATCTGGTCAGGTGGTTCTGTAGTATTCTACCTAATTCATCTGGTGGAGTAATACAATGGGCCGCAAGAGTATACAAGCAACCTTTGCTTCTATTAATGAGAAGATAGAGGAGAAGGCTGCTGAACTAGTCAAGCAGAGATTTGAGGAGGTAGCAAGCTTCGCCGTTTATACAGCAGTTCCTGATGAGTCTATTGATACAGGCTCTTATGTAACATCTTTCTCTATTGGACCCGCTGGTTTCGGGGGAGGTCGATCTCGTAAGTCAGATAACAAACCACAGAACCAAGACCCATCAGCTATGAAAGCAATAGCTATAGGTCAACTACATTCAGACATTAGTAAGATAGACTTTGCTGGCCTCATGACATCAGGTAAGACAAGGGTTACTCTTCGTAACAGGGCCCCCCACTCAGGAGCAGTAGAAGACGGCACAGGTTGGAACAGAGATGGTTACCACGTCTTTACCACAATTAGGAGCAGGTTCTCATGAGCATCTACAAAGACATTAGGGCTGCTTTTGAGACTAAGTTAGTGGCTACATCAAACCTGCCTGCTGGAATACAGTACGAGAATGTAGCCTTTACTCCTACGCCTAACACAAGCTTCCTTAAGGTTGTTATGGTGCCTACAATGAGAGTCCCTGCCGTAAGAGGTCTTAATCCTCAGATGAGGTACCAAGGGGTCTTCAGGGTCTTTTGTTATACACCTAGTGGCTCAGGGCCTGCTGAAGCAGAAACACTGGCTGAAACAGTTATAGGAGCCTTTGGTGCTACCACAGACATCAGTTATACTAACGCTGATGGTGACACAATCATAGTATCAATAGACTATACAGATGTTAATCCGGGGTTCACAGAAGAGAACTCATGGTATTACATCTCTGTTAATATTGGTTGGTACATTTACTCAGACTAAGGAAACTAGATGTTTAAGTCTAAACGAAACTTCGCTTATGCTGGCAAGACATATTTTGTTGGTGACACTATCCCTAAAGAAATTGCAGGTAAGGTTGACGCCTCCTTTGTAGAGAATACAACCCCTGCTAAACCAAAACAAGATACATCAACAACCCTCTCTGAAGGAGAATAAGTATGGCCTTTGCACAAGGTTCCCGTTCCAGTCTTTCGTATATTGCAGAGTCTGCTTTCGGTACTACCCCATCGACACCGCAGTTTGTAAACATCCCCATTAACACTCACTCTCTTGACCTTACTAAGGATCGAGTAGAGGGTAATGAAATTCAAGCTGATCGTATGCCTCGTGTAGACCGTCATGGTAATAAACAAGCTGGGGGCTCTATTGAAGTTGACCTCCGCATGGCCGATTTTGATGAGTTGTTCGAGAGTGCCTTCCTAGGTTCGTATGCTACGGATGTCCTTAAGGTTGGTACTACACCGAAATACTTCTCTATGGAAGATGCTGCTAATGACATTGATCAGTTTCGCCTGTTCACTGGCCTTGCTGTAAGTTCTATGAGTGTCTCTATTGCCCCCAACCAGATGGTTACAGGCACCTTTGAGATGGTCGGTAAGAATATGGTACAAGCCCAAGCAACAGCCTCTGATGCTGCCCCTACAGCCGCTAGTGCTAACGCACCTTTTGATAGCTACTCTGGTACTATCACTGATGGTAATTCAGGTATTGCTATTGTTACCTCGCTAGACTTCTCTATCACCAACTCCTTTGCCCCTAACTTTGTTATTGGCGCAGATACTGCTGCTCAACTTGAGTTTGGACGTGCAGTTGTCGAAGGTACGATGACTATCTACTATGAAGACGAGACAATCATCAATAAGTTCTTGAATGAAACCGAGAGCGCTTTGTCTGTTAGTGTAGATGACCCCACTGGTAATAACGCATACACATTCCTCTTCCCACGAGTAAAATACAATGGTGCTGCTGTACCTTTGCAGAACTCTCAGTCACGTCTAATTACTGTCCCATTTGTTGCCTTGTTTGATACTTCAGAAGCTACAAACCTAAAGCTCACAAGGTCTACAGCGTAATCCGCTAAGGCGGCTAGGGAAGCAATGTTCGTCGGGTGTATTGCTTCCCGCACTCAATCATAACCCGACAATCTTATAGTAAAACTTAAAGGAACCCGACATGGACCTCTCAAACATTGGTAAGACTAAAGAGACTTCTGACGTAACTCTGTATAACCCAGTTACTTCCGAGGTTCTCACGAATGAAGATGGCACTGAAATGACCATCACTATTCATGGGCCTTACTCTAGCAAGTACAAAGCTATTGCTCATGCACAACAGAACCGTCGCTTGCAGAAAGCCCAACGGACTGGTGGTAAGCTTAACCTGACCGCTCAGGAGATTGAGGCATCTGCCCTAGACCTTCTGGTTAAGTGTGTCACTAAGTGGAATATCACTTTGGGTGGAAGTTGCCCTGACTGTGGAGAAGCTAAGGTCAAAGAAGTCTTTACAGACATGCCTTGGATTCGTGAGCAGGTAGATGCTGCACTAGGTGATGCGCAAGCTTTTTTGGAGTAATCAAGTCTGAGCTAGAGGAGTACGCAGAGTATTCCTTTAGGTTAGGACGCAAGGTCCACGGTAAGAATACCGAGAGAGACCACTTAGAACAAGTGGCGAAGCAGCTAGGGAAACCCTTAGAGGAGGTTGAGGAGTTTAATGACTCAGCCATATTCCCTGATGCTGCTTCCCACCTCTGGTCCGTCTTCATACAACTGCACAAGGGCAGAACTTATGGAATGAATGGGCCTAACCCAATATCATATGAGTTAATCCACAACTGGTCTAATATTAGTGGGATAACTCTTGACTATTGGGAAGTAGATATAATGCAATCTCTAGATATGATCTGGATAGAAGCGTCTAGTAAGGAACCTTAATGTCTGATCTTATCGAACTAGAGATTGTAGGAAGAGTAACTAACCTAAAGCCTATGTTGTCTACTGTTAGCCGTCTTGAGAGAGAGATTATCAGGGCAACTAAGGCTTTAGACCAAAACAAGATATCTCAGGAGCGCCACAACAAAATCCTTCTGTCTGCTAAGAGGGAGTACTCTGGTCTTGGCCTTAGTATGCAGCAAGCCAATGCTAGGGTAATTCAATTCAATAATTCTCTTAAGCAATCCATAGCTGCTGAGAAAGCTGCAACTGCTACTGCAAGATTAGCTCGGGAGGTTGATTCACTTTCACGCAAGTTCCTGCCCCTGTACTCTGCAACACAGAAGTATAACAGAAGTCTAGCTGAGATAAAGAGAGCAAATGAACTAGGTATCATTAGTGACGCCAAGAGAGCAGCAAGCATAAGGCAACTAGATGCTGCTTTTGCAGGAGCTTCTGATGTAATTAACCGAAACACTGGGCAGGCTGCTAGATCTACTAACCAACTAGGTGTTGTTGCTCAACAGACTGGTTATCAGGTAGGTGACTTCTTAGTGCAAATTCAGTCGGGTGCTAACCCAATGATGGCCTTTGGTCAGCAGGCTACACAGCTTGTTGGTGTGCTGCCGCTATTGTCTGAGCAGTTGGGTGTTAGTGCCGCTAGACTCATGGGTATTTCCGCTATACTTGGTATTGCTATCCCTTTGTTAACTGCCGTAGCATCCTTTATGCTGCGTTCTGGTAAAGAGGCAGAAGACGCTGCTGACAGTTTAAGTATATTTAAGTCATCTATGGATAGCGCTAATAAGTCTATTAAGACTGGTGAGAGGACAATAGCAGACCTTGCAGAGGAGTTTGGTAATTATGCCTATCTAATAAAGACCATTCAACCCGCTGTAACTGCTGCAAGCCTTGCTACCGGATTTAAGGCTGTTGCGGATGCTATAGACCCTTTCAGTGAGAAACTTGAAGGTCTCCCTGCAAAATTCAAGGCATTAAGAGAAGAGGTTGCTGTACTTGAAAGAACTAGCGAAGTAATACAAGATAACGCACAACAGGCATCTCTAATAGCAAACTCTATAGAAGTAGCCGAATCAAAGATTAAAGGTTTGGCAGGAGTAGTCGGATTACTTCCTGAGGAAGCCCTAGCTCTAGGGGAGGCTTTTGACGCCATAAACATAGCAGCGGTCAACGAAGACACAGCAGCTATGTCAGATGCCCTAGGTGAAGCTCTACTTCTCGCAAGTGGTCTAACTACAACCAACGGAGAGACCAAAGATGAACTAGATAATATTGTACTAGTCCTTAGAGAGCACCTAGAGTTAGTGGCTGCTATTGCTGCTGCGCAAGATGGTAGCGCAAATACTGCAAAAGAAGCCAACAATGGTTTCGCTGAGAGACTAAGGTTACTACAAGCTGAGGTTCTCCTGACAGAGAAGCAAAAGAATTTAGGGGAAGACTCTAGTGAAGTAAAAGCTCTTATGCTTACTCAGGCTCAAGATTCTTATGCAATTGAGTTGAAGAATGATGAGATCATTGGTGAACAAGCTAAGAAGCTAATGGCACAGTTTAAGATACTTCAGGAAATATTGGGTCAACTAGAAAAGAAGAACGTCCTAGATGAAGATCAGGAAAGTGCTGATGAGATCCTCGCTGGTCTAGAGCAACAGCTAAAATTACAGAAGGCTATTAATTCCTCTGGAGAAGACTCTGCTGCGGTTGCACAGGTAAAAGCTGATGCTGAAAGAGCTACACTTCAAACTCTATTAGACAACCTAAAGGTTACTGAGGATACTAAGATAGCAATCATGGCTGCTCATGATGCTATAGTTGATGCTGAGTCTCAAACTAATACATGGGCCTCCGCTATGGCTGGGGTAGCTGCCCAGATCAAAGGTATTATGTCTGCTCTATCTTCTATTGGTGGTGGCATGATAGAGAATGTCTCCCTGAATATCCAAAGTGAGGTCTTAGAGGCTGGTGGTGACCTTAGGGATGCTGCTGTAGCTAGTGAGAGATACCTGCATGATATAGAGATGGCTAACATAGCTACTACTGCTGCCATAAAGGGTACAGGGGCTGCTTGGGTTGCTAATAACGTAACTATACCCCTCCTGAACATGAACTTTGAGGAGAACATAAAGGCGACTGATAGACTAGCCAAAGCAACAGATGATTTCAACGAAGAGCAGAAAAAGGCCAATAAAGCCACTAAAGCTGGTGGTGCGGCATCTAAAAGGGCAACTAAGGAAACAGAGGCTCTTCGTAAGGAAATAGAGAAGCTTGAGTGGGATGCAGATCCTATCAAGAAGTATAATGCAGAGTTAGCCAACCTTAATACTCTTAGGGGCATGAAAAATGGCTTGACAGATGGGGCCTATGCTAAGGCTGTAGACGACCTCAACAAAGGTCTTATCGAGAGCTTCCCCCTTATCAATGATGTAGCAGATGCTTTCTCCAACTGGATGAGCAGAGGCTTCAAAGACTTCAAGGGCTTCGTGGAAGATATCCTCAACAGCTTTAAGAACCTGCTAGTTCAAATGGCTGCTACAGCATTACGGAACAAGATCCTTATTCCCATCGTGACAGGTGGGGTCTCTGGTGGGTCTTCCTCTGGTGGTGGGGTCACCGGTAGCCTTGGTAGCGTAGCTGGTGGCTTAGGTGCGGCACTGACCGCTGGTGGCAGTCTTATGGGTGTTAGTGGTCTAGCTGGTGGCTTTGGTGCTGGTGTAGGTATGGCTGGCTCCGCCCTAGCAACTGGTGGCCTCTCGGGTCTGACAAGCGTTATTGGCGCACAGACAGCAGCGGCTACAGCAGCAGGTGCTAGTATGGCGGGTATCGGTGCTGCAATAGGCGCAGTGGCATTACCCCTTGCAGCAATTGCAGGTGCTGCTGTCTTGCTTAACAAAGCCTTTAGCCGAACGTTCTATGGCTCTGGTCTACGTGGTCAGTTCACAGATGAAGGAGCAGATGTTGAAAACCTGTCCTTCTCTAAAGGTGGTGCATTTAGGTCTAATAAGACTACTATGACTCCCCTAGAGGCTGAACAACAGACCGCACTAGATGATGCTTCAAATGCTATCACAACCTCAGTTCGTAACATGGCTAATCAACTTGGTTTGTCTGCTAGTGTAATTGATGGGTTTGTTGGTGATAGCTTTACAATATGGAGTAGCCGTCAGAGCGCTGAGGAAACAGAGGCACAACTAGCTGCTGAGTTCGAAAAGCTCGCCAATGGTATGTCTGATCTAGTCTTGACTACAGACCAATACAACCGCGCTGGTGAGACCTCTTTTCAAACATTAGAGCGCCTTAGTACTAGCCTACTTGCAGTCAATTCCTCTGTAGACATATTAGGTGGAACAGCACTCTCCGCAAGCTTAAGTAGTGCAGATGCTGCATCAAAGCTGGTTGATCTCGCAGGTGGACTTGAGGCATTTGGCTCTAAGGTGGGCTTTGTCTTTGCCAACCTGATGACTACCGTTGAGCAGAGGGCCTATGCTGTTGAGGTGGCTACCGCCCAACTAGAGACTTCCTTCGGTGGCTTAACCCTAGCAATACCTGAGACTCACAAGGAGTTCTTAGAGTTGATTAGGGCTCAGGACTTAACAACAGAAGCGGGTCGTCAAGCTAAAGTTGCACTACTTGATGTGGCACAAGCCTTTGTGACAGTAAATGGCACGGCTCAAGAAGCAGCGGAAAACAGTAGGATATTAGCGGAAGACAACAGGCTATTAGCCAAGGGCTTATCTGCCGATCTAAGGGCTTTAGTTAAGAGCGCCTTAGAAGGTTTGGCAGATGATGTTATTTCTGCTGGTCGCGACCTTGAAACAGCAGCTAATGAAGTACGTGGGGCACTTAACCGTGAGATTCAATCCCTTAGAACGGCTCTCTCTGATGCCACTAATGACCTAAGGAATGCTTTCAGGTTGGCAAAAGATGCTGCAATGGGTACTACTGAGCAAGACTCGGCCTCTGCAAATGATGCTCTTTCTACTGCTACTGATAACCTCACAGCATCTTTTGAGAGGCTCCAAGAGACAACCTTAACTACTGCACAAGATCGCCAGAGTGTGGCAGCAGTTGCCTTTGAGTCTGCAACAAGTGGCTTGAGCAGTTCCTTTGCGGCTGAACAAAAAGCAACCCGCGCCGCCTTCCAAACGTCTATTGATGGGCTCTCAGAAGATCTCACTGGGGCGCGTGAGCAGCTAGACACATCTAAAGCTATCTCAGAGGCTCTCTCTAACGCCCTAAATAACCGCCTGTTCCCCAGTATAGATGCCCAGAGACAGTC